CTTGGCTGGAAAAAAATCAAAATAACTTATGTTGAGGTAGATGAAGAGAGCGCTCGCAAGATTGTCTTGGCTGATAATCGGCTAACTGACTTGGCAACATACAACGAACCATTGCTCAAGAGTTTATTGACAGCGCTCCCTGAACTCGAAGGAACGGGATTCACTCAATCTGAGGTTGAGACTTTAGATAGGCTGATGAATGGCAAAGACAAAGACAATGTAGGCGATTCTAAGTCTTTACCTAGCGACCCTGAAGTAAAGGTAAGCGCTTGGAAGTTTACAGTTGAGATGGAGGCTTACAAGGCTTGGAAAGAGCAACTCTATGTAGATGCTCCAACTAAACAAAAAGCCATTAAAGAAATTAAAACCCGATTGGGATTACCTGAACGCAAACCAGTTGAGCCCGAGCCAAGCGGTGAGCGCTCAAATGTCGAAGCGACAGATATTGAAACAGTCTTGATAAATGAGATTAAGGTTCATCCACTTAATCCAAGAGAAGGCGACATCGGTTCAATCATTGAGTCCCTTACTCACATGGGTCAATACCGACCTATCGTGGTTAATAAAGCAACCAAACATATTCTCTCGGGGAATCACACCTATCAAGGCGCAGTTCAGTTAGGGTGGGAAAAGATTGCCGTTCATTGGGTTGATGTAGACGAAGTAGAGGAAATCAAAATCCTCATAGTTGATAATCGAACCTCTGACTTGGCAACCTATGACCCACAGGAGTTGAACAAACTTCTAATGAGTACGGGCTTGCGGGGAACTGGCTTTAGTTCTGAGGAAGTGGCGGAGATTCTCGCGGGAGGAAAATCTAAGCCTGGGCATATTCCTGTGGGTCGGACAACAATTCGGGTAGGTGAACACAATATGAGAGTTCATACCGAGGATTTGAATGAATGGGCTAACACGATAAATGGCTGGAAAGACATCGCTGAGTTATTATTTATCCCCTTAGAAGCGTGTGAAGTTGAGGAGAATTAAATGAAACTACTAGGGTTTGAGATAACCAAACTAGAGGACAAGTCTGATACAAAGACTGTTGGTTGCTACCATTGCGGAAAACAATTTGAAACTGGCGTTAATAACATTCGAGCGTATAACTACTGCTCCAGTTGTTAAGAGGGTAGAATAAACCCATGGAGAAAAAGATAGGCAAGTATTGGTTTTGTTGGGGACGAACAAGCGGATTCGCTCTAGGCTTTAACATCTCTAAATACAACTGGGGAATTGAATTAGGATTTTGGTACATAGGGCAGGAGTTTTAGTGACAACAGCGGTAGTAAAAAAGAGCGCTAAACCTAAACCCAAAACTGGTGGGCGAGCGCTGATGCTTCTTGATGAGGTAAAGCGAGACGAGTTAATTAACCTCATTGTGCTTGGTATGCCAGTAAACAAAGCGGTAGCCATGGTGAACATATCTGAGTCCACTTTCTATAACTGGATGAGCCGTGGAATGGTAGAGCGGGATAGGCTGGCAACGATTCCTGATGCTAAACCTAAACCCGAGGAGAAAATCTATTTGGAATTTTTGGAGTCTCTTACACGGGCGCGAGCGGAAGCAATCGCTAAAAAGGTTGCAGTTATATCCAGCGCGGCTAGTCAAGGAGATTGGAAAGCATCGGCTTGGTGGTTAGAGCGTCAAGTCCCTGAAGATTTTGGTCGCATTGATAAGCAAGAAGTCTTGAGTCATTCTGTGTCAGAGGTTAGAGTTACAGTCACTATGGGAGAACTACAAGAGAAGATAGCCAAGGTTTTAGAGTCCCGTAAAACAAAGAGCGCTTAACTTATGACCGAGAGACTTCTCGATAAGTTCCTCGAAAGCGATTCCAATAAACAGGCTGAGTTGCTTGCCATGCTTACACCTGAAGAGCGCCATGCCCTATTAGTAATTCTTGATGCAGAGTTAGAGAATCCTTGGGCTAGATGGCAAGGCGACCCCGTTGGATTTGTTGAGCAAGGGCTAGGCGAAACCCTATGGAGTAAACAAAAAGAGATTCTTAATTCTTTGCTAGTAAATAAAAGAACGGTAGTTCCCGCTTGCCATGCGCCTGGGAAATCTCACTTAGCGGCGAGAGCAGTTGCTTGGTGGCTATCAACCCATGCGGCGGGTACAGCGGTAGCAATTACAACAGCGACTACACACCGACAGGTTAGAAACATTATGTGGCCGCATATTCGAAGAGTTCACGCTAAACATAACCTGCCTGGGGAAGCCGATACAGTTCAATGGAAGATTAACGGAACCGTCGTTGGATACGGATTTAGTCCAAGCGCTCATGATGAAACAGCGGTACAGGGTATTCACGCACCTAACTTGCTCGTAGTAGTTGATGAGGCTGGAGGATTATCGGACACAATCGGTGGAGCGCTGGAATCTCTGATGACAGGTGGCAATACAAAACTACTTGTCCTTGGTAACCCTCCAACAGATACAGAACAAACATGGTTTGAAAGAATCTGCTCGAGTCCGCTTTACAACATAATTCCAATCAGCGCTTATGACACACCAAACTTTACGGGTGAGCCAACTGGTAGATGCAAGTCTTGCCCTGATTACATAGAAGCCCACGAAGTTAAAACACACTTGGTAGATAAAACTTGGGTCGATGATGTGATGTCTGAGTTTGGCGAGGACTCTACATTCGTTGAAGCCCGTGTTAAGGCGCAATTCCCTAAGTCAAGTACAGGCAAAGTAATTCCGTTTGCTTGGGCTGAGTTAGCAACAGAGAATGAAACACCAATTGAATCTAAGATAATTAAACTTGGAGTTGATATTGCATCAGATGGTGGAGATGAATTTGTTATTGCAAGATTAGATGGCGGAGCAGTTAGTATTGTTCATCGCTCATCAGGTAAACAAAATGCAAACGCAGTTGATGTGGCTGGCGTAGTGATGCGAGAGATTGAAACCTGTATCAAATTACACAGCGAGCGCGAGATACGGGACAGAGTTAGAGTCAAGGTCGATACCATCGGATTAGGTTGGGGCGTTGTTTCTATGTTGGATAGATGGTGTAAAGAGCGCTCGCTACCCGCTGACATCATCGGAGTCAATGTTGCCGAGAAGCCTAAAGACCAAGCCAAGTTTAAGAATCAAAGGGCTGAGATGTGGTGGAACGCTAGACAGATGATGCAACCTAAAGAGGGCAAACAAGATGTTAGATTAAATGTAGATAGATTCGTTCTCTCGCAGTTGGCAGGTCCAACCTATACATCCGACGCATCGGGACGAGTTGTTATTGAATCAAAAGTTGATATGAAGAAACGGGGTGTCGCTTCCCCTGACCGTGCTGAAGCAATACTCTTAGCGCTCTATGAAAACAAATCAGTTCTACCTACCTTTGCACCTATCTCGATTGGACAATCAAATCCATGGAATATGAATCTGTAAAACGCTCCGACTGGGATTTAGATTTAAGGTTTGGGCAAGAGGGAGAAGTTCTAGTTAATAATCTTTTGACTGCACCCATTGAAACAGTTGAGGTCAAAAGAGATAGACGCTGGAAAGACACAGGCAATCTTTATATTGAAACCGAGTGTTGGTCAGATGTTCTTGGATGCTGGTACGCATCAGGGATTTCAGTTAGCAAGGCGAGCCATTGGTCATTCATTCTTGAGGATTCAGTAGTGACAGTTCCAACAGATAGAGTTCGCTTGGCTATTGCTCAACACGGATTAAAACGAGAGATGAATCGCCCTGAGTATTCAACCAAAGGCTACATAATTACAGTTGCAGAGTTACTTAAGGTTTCTCTTCGTCATCATCAAAGTGCCAGTCAATCTCAACCCACCTAGAATCTAGGTAAGCCTTAATAGAAAAACCTAGGGCAATTAAACTGATAGCGATTGCTAACCAATCAAGCATGAGAAGTCCTAACTCTTGAGAGTCGAATCTTCCCACGCTTGAAGTAAATAAACCAGTTACGCATCAACCGTTTCTTTCTTGAATTTAACATCAATCTCATCGATGATGCCCTTTGGTGATATTGCGTACTCGCCATCCTTTTCCCATTCGCCTGTTTCAGTTTGGCGATATGGTGGATTGATAGTTTCATAAACATGCCATTCGCCATCCTTGAACAAGTAGACAAATTCCGCACCAGCCTTGTCTGACTTGGCATATTCATAGATTGAAGCGTTTTTGCGAGATGGACAAACTTCTCCACGCTCGCCATAACTATCTTTGATAGTTGGTTCAGGATGCAATGAAGAACGGTCACCAAGTTCTAGCAAGGTTCTAACCTGCTCTTCTCGGTACCACTTTGCAAGCACTACACCAACATGCTCAGGATAACCGTCCCAATGGCAGTAGATAGTTTCTACTGAGCCATCCTGATTTACGATTCCTATATTTGACCTTGTACCCATTTTTTCCTCTCTTATAGCCTAGTTAATTTCTCGGCAAGTTCAGGACGCCGAGTGTTTTGGATTTCAAAACATCTATTTCTCCACCAAGCACTTTCCAAAGTCTTTGGCTTGCTTAGTAAATTTATGAAGGCGACTGAAGCCTCGTAGTAACAAGGACCCTCAGTTTCTTCCATCTTCTTTATTAAGACTTGACCGTTCTTACGCTGGACTAAATAAACGCAAGCATAAGTTTCGCCAGTCACGATACTTTTAACCGCAACATAAAAGGCAGTTTTGAATTGACCTCTGCCAATTTTTACAGCCGTGCCTTGCTCGATTTTTACAATCTCGTAAGACTCACCGTAGGAACGACCTACTTCGTATTTAACAAACTTGCTCGTTGAGATGTTGCTACCAACTTGATATTCTTGATATTCGCTCCAACCCATTAGTTGCTCACCCCGATTCCAAATTCTTCTTTCATAGCCTGTTGGAAACTTCTATTGATTTCTGCAACAGCCCACTCAAAGTTTTCTTTCTCAGAAATGTTTTCTACATGAACACCAGTTTCTTTTGTGCCGTAGTAGATTTCGTAGTAGCCGTAGCCTTCTACTTTGTAAAGCCTGTACTGACCCTTTTTCTTGACCGCTCTTTGACCCACTTTGTTCTCCTCTCTAAGAACAAGTCCAGTATATCACAACTGGGGTTAATAATCTAACAAGTCTGACTTTGACCCTTTGGCTTGCCGTCCCATAACCAAGCCGATGAGAATGAAGTAAGGCTGACACCGTAAGAATCTCCATAAGGTTGAATCTTCTTGCGTTGGATTGGGTGCGTCTTTGTGATGTACTCGCCTGGGTTATCCCAATCACGAACCTGATATTCAGGAGAATCAACTGGCACCACATTTTGATGCGCCCAACCAGTAACCTCAACGACCTTCTTGCCAATCTCCTGAATCCACACAGAGAACTCGCTGACCTTGACCACCTTGAAAAACTCAATGTTGGTTTGGTCGTAGCCCCATGACGAGTAAAGGATGTCGCCTACCTTTGGCTTTACCCAAAGACCGTTCTCAGTAGGTTTATCGCCAATAGCGACTACTGTTGCAATGTTATCTACACTCATTATTCTTCCTCTTTCTCTTCAATTTTGCCCTTGAACTGGATGCCTCTGATGTAAGCCCTGTTGTAAGCCAAGTAATGCTCAATCTCGTCGATAGTCTCGAACTCGACCTCACGCACCTCGATTACACCGTATGGGTCGCTGGCACTTCTACGCTCGATTTCTTTTTTAACGATTGCTGTTATCACTTTGCTACCTCCTCGTTGATGAAGATTGCTTGGATTCTGTATTGCTTGCCACCGAAGACCGCTTGAATAGTTGCAAAATCCTCAGCCTGTTGTTTAGTTTCAAAAGTATATTTTTGCTTTTGACCTCTGAACTCGACTTCGTAGACTTTCTTCATTCTGTCCTCCTCTCAGGACAACACCAGTATAACACAACGGGGGTTAAAAATCATCCCCAAATAGGGCTAAATTTGGACTAAATTTTGTACGCACAATGTACGCACAAATTCTTTGAACAGGCGTTCGGGTACACTTCCTCTATGTCTCTTACACCAGCAGTATCCGCTCTATTGAAGGCTTCGTGCCCAACCGCAACTCAGGATGTAAGAGCCAACCTTGAGAACCGTGCCAAAGCCATAGAAACGGCTTCCTACGGTCCTTTGAACCCATCCCTGCCTAATGATGACTACTGGGAGAAGATGGGGGCTGAATGGGGCGTTAGCGCCGAGGAAGCCAAGAAACAACGATGCGGGAACTGCGCCGCTTTTATCCAAACTAGCGAGATGCTCCAATGTATCGAGGGCGGATTAGCCCGAGGAGATAACCGCCAAACCGCTTGGGATGTCACCGAGGCAGGGGAGTTGGGATATTGCGAGGCTTTTGATTTCAAGTGTGCGAGCGCTCGAACCTGCCGTGCTTGGATTGTCGGAGGTCCAGTTACAGATTCAAACGCAGGACGACTAAAGTAATGCCAAAGAGAAAAGCAACAGCATTTAATCCAATTCAAATTAAAGATGGGTGGATTGTGAGACTTCGTAAGGACGGAAGAATTGCAGAGCGGATTGAAAAATATCCACCTGAGAAGAAAAAATGAACGGTTCAGTCTTAGCACCCATGGAGGTGTTTGAAGTCTGTGACCGATGTGGAGCCAAGGCTAAAGTTGGAGCAACTTTTTTAAGTGGTGAGTTATATTTTTGTGGACATCACGCCAAACTTCTACAACCGCATCTAATTGCAAAGGCGATAACTATTTATGACCCCGAACGATATATGGAAAAACGAGAACCACTCGGCTGATTGCTACCGAGTAATTCCCGTTCCTAATCCAACTTATTTTGAGTCTCGAGTAATCTGCGTTTGCGGATTACAGCGCTTCGAGAACCGTACTGATAACAGCGCTAATCACAATCAAGACAAAACTTCCAAGTAAAGCAATACCCCATAGGTATCGCAATTCAGGAAACTTTGCTGGCTCCCTCTTTTGTTTAATGACTTGCTGAATAATCTTTGGTTGTACTAAGTCATCAAACTTTTTGTTTACCTCTTGCTCGTTCATGTAGTTCCTCTCCCGATTACTTATTTAACTTTGGATAATAACCACTACGAATATCGTTTTGAATATGTTCAACTGCCATGCTTCGACCATCGCCATCAGGGTTGTACCAATGGTTTAAGTCGGTTACACCGCAACTTCTACCGTCCTCAATGATTTCGTAAGTGTTGTCTGCAAAGGCTCTTATTTTGTAAGAACCATCTGAGTTTGACCACTCTTTGAGTAGTTCATGCTCGACATCAATTAACTTAGCCATCCTGTTCCTCTCCAGTTGTTAGGTTATACAACTGGGGTTAGGATACTACTTTTTAGACTTAGGTGCAACCTTCTGTCGCTTTTGTTGCGTATGAAAAATAAAAGGTGGCGATGTGTAAGCATCATTCTCCGATGCAATCTTCAAGGCTTCTTTCATAGTTGCGCCAGCGCTGAGTGCGCCGATTGCTAAATCAGAACCCGAACCTACTCCGTAGTAACCTTTGCCATCCATTGACACAGAGAAGTCATCTGCAATTTCAAATATCTCTCCACCAATTAGAATCAGAAAACCAAAGCGACTCTCATCATCATCGTAATCCCATTTATATTCGTTCTCTTTGAAACAAGCCTTTAGAGATGGAACTACTTTAGAAATCATGAAGTGATAAAGATTGTTCCAGTCCTTGCCAGTTGGCATCGGCGGATTCCAAATATGTTGGGCAATATCGCAAGGCGCACATTCACCAGCGCCAGCAATAATAAAATCACCACGCTGATTTATTTTTACCATCTGAGAGTGAATTGCTTTTCGACCCGTGCTTCCAGTTGTTTGTGAGTCAGCGCCAATTACTGCCTTGTCATCGTATTGAACAGCAATAATTGTTGTCATTAGGCTTTGCCAGTTTCTCTCGATTTACCGCCTAATCTTAGCGTCTAAGGTTTTACAACCTCGGTAGGCACAGCCATGAGTCCAAGCGCAACCGTCGCCCATAGGTCAGGGGTTTCCGTATCGGGCTGGTATCCACCCGCTCCACCTAAGAGGATTGGATGCTCAGGGAACTGCTCTCTAATTAGGCGCATAGCCTTGAAATAGCCATCCTTGGTGTATCGCAAGGATGAGAGTGGGTCATTGGCTAGACCATCAGCGCCACACGCTACGAAAATCATCGTAGGTTGAAACTCGTTGCAAGCCTCAAGGAATCCCTCGGTAGCAGATAGCAATTCTTCATCGCCTGACTTTGATGCAAGCGGGAAGTTATAGGCAAGATGCTTCCAATCGCTAATCAATCCCGTGCCTGGAAAAATCCCATACTCATGAACCGAGTAAGTTAGAACATTACTGTTCTTCTTCAAAAGCATTTCAGTACCGTCACCATGGTGAGCATCGCAATCAAAGATAGCGACCCTGTGTTCATAATCTTTGGTAGCCCGAGTAGCGGCGATAGCAAAATCATTGAATACACAAAAACCGCTTGAGTAGTCACGCATTGCGTGATGCTTTGCACCAGCAAAGTGAACAGCCAATTTAGTTTTGTAATCAATCAAAGCATCGAGAGCAGTCAAAGTACCGCCAGCAAACAACTTGGCTAAGTC